ATATTATAAATTCCCGGCTACAATTAGACCTATATCTAATATTGAAGATTTAGTTGTAGATTTAGATTTCGAATCTGATACTATAGCAGCACGTTATACAATTCCTGCAGAACTTGATCCTCAAGGACAACCGATAACATATCAAAGAATTGCAACTTCATTCCGATCTACTTGGTTTACGAATGGTGGAGATCTTTATGAAGGCACTAGTAGATTGCCATTTGCGGGTGGTCAACAAGCTGAGATTGGATCATATACAATTACTCCGGAAATATTAGAAACATTGCGTGCTAAAAATAAAACACTTAAATTTTCAATACAAGCACAATTTACAAGTCTCGATCAAGAAAATACTGTTGCATTCAAAATGAGTTTAGGTCGAAATATGCCTGAAGTATGGCGTTCTTCAGGAACTACGTATCAATTACGATCTGAGTCAAATGGTAAATATGGGGTAAATGAATATCCATTCTTTAAATTTGATTATGTAGTTGATATATTCAATGATGCTGCGCCATATGATAAGTATTTTATAGATGTTTCTGCAGGTGCTGGGTCATGGGTATTAACACCAAATTGTTATTGGAAAATTGATGTAATTGATATTCCAACAACGCCATCATTAAATGGAGATATTGGGACTGGTGTTTATTCAATAAGCGAAAGCGGTGATTTAATATTATCTGAAATTAAAGATGCGGGCGGAACTATAACTGATATATATGAAAAAATTAATGGTCAATTAATTTCACTCCCAGCACAAACTGCAGTAGATCCATCAGCGATTACAAGTAGCAATCCAACAGGTAATGTATCAGAAGATATTGATGAAACATATCCTCCATTTGGAGCTGTCGGCTCGGTTGATGGAGAAACGCGTCCATATTTACAAAACGGTATTCAAATTGCAACATTTAGATGGGATGCAGATAATCAATATTGGGAAGAAGTAGAAAGCTAATGATTACACAATATAAAAATATCGACCAAATTCAAACTGCAACTAAATCTGTTACTGCAACACGTTTAGAAAAATCAAAAACTGACCTTTTGAGTTATTCTGCAGATGAACGAATTTCTAGAGTTCCTCAATTAACTAGTCCGACTAATTCATCACGTATAGAATTACATATTTATTCCGGAGATTCTTGGATAACTGGTAATCATAAAGTACAACTACAAACAAGAATACCACAATATAAAGACAAAGTAACAAATCAATTAATCAGATTACCAGGTCAACCGATTGCAATTGATTTATATAATGAATTTGATAAATTAAAATTAACAGCTGGTAATTTTACTATTGCAGTTAATTTCTTTAGAAATTTAATTGGTAGTTATGAACAACAACATTTAAGAATTGATGAAATATCTCCAGATCGTACGGAAATTCGTTTACGTGCAATAGATGAAGATAATGCAGAGTTTTTACAACAATTAACATCTTATATAAGGAATGTTAATCATACTTCTACTAGATTGCCATATCATAAAACATATGTGTTAAATTTTAGTAGAAATCAAACTTTAATGTTTGTTAATAGTGTTGTAATAGGCGAATATGTTTATATTAAATTGTATGAGCCTTTACCTACTACAATCAATGTTAATTTTAAATGTTGGATTGTTGAAGAATTAAAAAGTCCATATATTGATCGAGTTTCAATTACTCCATCATCACTTGGAAATAAATTTAATAAATTATCAAATCCAAATTGGCAAGCAAACGCTTCATATAATACATCAACTGAAACTGGCTTAAAAAATTGGAATGATTTATTAGGTTCATCTGTACAAACATCACAACAAATCGTCGACGCATATTTTTCAGGTAGTTTGTCAGGTGTTAAATTAAACATTGATTATTCAGATTTTAATAACTTTATATTTTATAGTTCTGCAACAGAACGATTAGAAAATTTTAAATATAAATTACAACTATTAGAATATTATGCATCACAATCATTGGTTGTAGCACAATTATCGGGAAGTGTTGCTACAACCAATGCAGCCGATTTTGAATTAAATCGTACTAAGTTAATTAGTGGATTTGATTCATTTGAAAATTATTTATATTACCAATCTTCATCAGTTCTGTCGACACACGAGATTCCACACCAATCTCCAAATGTAGCATCAATTACGGGAAGTTATATAACACCTGTACCTAAAACTAATTCAACAATACCATATACATTATCAACTATTAATAGTAATCAATTTAATACTTGGTATAATAAATTGATTGCAACTGCTTCATTATATGATCAATTAAATATAAATTCTTTAGTATATACAATACCAGAATTTATTCGATATGACGTAAATAATGAAGAATTATCAACATTTGTTAATATGTTAGGCCATCATTATGATATACTTTATACGTATATTAATCATATGTCTCATATTAATAAGCGTGAAGAAAATCCTAAATTAGGAATGCCGAATGAATTATTGTATTCAGTTGCAAAACAATTTGGGTGGAATTTAACTGATGGGAATCAATATCAAGATTTATGGCAATATGTTTTAGGAACAAATGAAACTGGTACTCCATTAACTGGATCGAATAGTGTTGGAGACCCTAGTGTTCCTGGTCGTGATATGACTTATGCAGTATGGCGCCGTATTGTCAATAACTTACCTTTATTATTAAAAAGTAAAGGTACGAAACGAAGTGTACAAGCATTATTATCATGTTACGGAATTCCGCAATCAATGATATCAATTAATGAATACGGAGGACCTAGATTAGATCGTACTCCAGTATATGAAAAATTGAATTTTGATTATGCATTAGATTTATTAGCTAACCCTGCTGGTACAGTAACTATAAATTATACACAACCTATAAACAGCGTAGAGCTTCGTTTTAGAACGGATAATGTAGTTACTAATCCAACGATGTCAAGTACCATGAACTTATTTAATATAGGTTCAAACGCAGTTACATTAGATTATAGTAGCGGTACTATGGGTTCGATTCAAATTAATGGAACGAGCTCAGCTGATATTGAAATGTTTGACGGTGGGTGGATGACTGCATTATTAAAAACATCAGGTTCTGCATTGCAAGTTATTGCTAAACGATCTAAATATGGTAAAATTGTTGCTGCGGTATCTGCATCAGCAACAGCATCATTTGCTAGTACAGGTACAGTTACTTTAGGTGGAACTAGCACCGGTGCTACTCGTTTACAAGGACAACTTCAAGAATTAAGATTATGGACATCGAGTTTACAAGATACTGCATTTGATAATCACGTAAAAGCTCCTGCTGCATATGATGGCAATATTGATACATATTCTGAATTAGTATTTAGATTGCCGTTAACGCAAAAAATAAATCATTCTGCTACTAGTAGCTTAATCGGAGTTGAACCTAATTCATCTGATATTTCAGCTTCATTTTCGAGTTGGACTAATAATACTCCGTATGATTCAATTGAAGAAACATATTATTATAATGCACCATCTTTAGGCGCGGGAACATTTGATGATAACAAAATACGTTTAGAAGATAATAATTTAGTTGGTACATTAGATGTTAAAACGAGAGCTGAGCGTAGTCAATTTGATACGGCACCGCTAGATAGTAAAAAGTTAGGAGTATATTTTTCTCCACAAACAATGATTGATGAAGATATCATTGCTCATTTTGGGTATGAAGAATTAGACCAATATATTGGCGACCCAGGCGCAGCAGATGCAAAATCATATCCTAGATTAATTCAAGCAGCTCAAAACTATTGGAAAAAATATTCTGATAGAAATGATATGAATGCATATATTAATATGTTTACATTGTTTGATTTATCATTCTTTAAACAATTAGAGCAATTATTACCAGCACGTACTGATAAATTATTAGGCATTTTAATTCAGCCTAATTTATTAGAACGAAGCAAAGATAAAATACTTCCGGAAATTAAAAGATATGATTCTGGATATACTGTTATTATTGATAACATTGCTCCAACTAGCTCCGGTGATTATCTTCAATATTTAGGTACAATAGATGGTAAAATTTTAGATATCGTTGCAACTGATGATGATCAATGGCAAATGTATGTAACTGCCTCTGCAGAGAAAAAATATAATGGAACAACATATTCATATACGTATTTAATACCATCTGCTAGCACATGGATTACTGCGTCAACCCCTGAATGGAGAAGTGAAGCAGTCGCTCCTGTTATTTTAACAGCACGGCCGTCAGAATATCAATATGTATCAGGTACGGTATTTTTTGTTACTG